TCTCATTGTTTCTGCCTTCTTTGTGTACTGCAAATTTTTTACTGATGTAACGACATACGTTGCAAGGTTGTCGTACTGCTTGTGGTGTGCCATCACACCCTGTTGCGCAAGTTGCTTGCGTAGCTCGTCCTTCGATGAGATCGCCGCAGTTGTGATTGAAAACTCCTTCACACCGTCATGCGGCAGGTGATGCCTGAACAAAGCTATCTCCCCAAGCTCCTTGTCCTTCATCCGCTTGACCACGTACAGGTCATGTTCGTAGATCAGCTTTGGTTCAGATTCCTCGTCCTCGGCGGGGCGCACATACACACCGCCCTTCTTACCCCTGAAAAACGGAAACGGATATTCAGGTATTTGGTATTTGGTCTCTCCTTTGTCGGTTTCAACCACGACTTCGTTGTCGGCTTCTTCCGCCGCTTCTATTTCTATTCCTAACACGATAGGTGAAGTGATCTTGCCTTTGTGTACACACCCATCGCACCCACCGGGGTTGCGCTCTTCAAATGTTGTGCAGTGGTGTGGGCCACCGCGCTTGCGTATGTTCCTGAGTTTGTTGTCCACCTCGGCGGGGTCATACTCGGGGTGTTGGTCGGACATCTTGTGTGCCGCTTTGTCCCCGTCTACGCAAAAAGCTGGAATCGACAGCGCTGACATCCACAGTGGCTCGTCAATCTCGGCTTGGTTTGTGAAGCAGTAGTTGAGTTGCGCACAGCCGTTCTCGGCCTTGAGCATGATGTTCTTGAACTTCTTGACCTTGTTGGCCATCAGTGCTTCCATCATCGGACTCATCGACGAAGGCACGAAGTCGGGCTTTTCTTCTTCCGGTTTAGGCTCAGGTGCGCCCAACAACTTGCGCATCTCCTCGGCAGGTATCCTTGCTGAGTTCTCGTTCCAAATCTCCACAGGTTTTGGATTACTGGGGTCTTTGAAATTAAACGAGTTCATCGGGCGCAGGACACGCGACGCTTCAAACACTCTCTCATCAACAATCAGGCCGTGCTCTTTGCACAGTTGTTTAAGCCGCTTGGCCAACGGTTCCCATTCTTTGCGGGATAGCGTTTCTTCAAGTAGCCAGTAGGCATGAATGCCGTTACCGGAATTCACCAAGATTGGTTGGGGTAAGCCGACTGCTTTGCAAAACTTTTTGAACTCGGCCAGTCCTATGTACTGGTCAAGGTAGCCTTCAATAATCCCTTTAGCGTTTGGTACGCCCTTGGTCGGGCCGCAATCAATGTCTATCCACACTGAGCGGAAGTACTTGGCGTTGTCGTGTGTGCGGTCGTCTGCCTCACCAAACTTAGCGCAACCAAAATAGGCATCGACCTTGTCACGAACAAACTCTTGGATTATTTCTTCAGCTTCTTCTCTGGTATCTGCAAATCTCTGATCGGGAAACCGCCCTATACCAATCACGCAGTACCGTCCCTCCGTTGGGAGTACGGTGTCAAGCAGATCAAATGTGGACATCGTTATTTGCGCTTTTTGTGCCGTGCCATGAAACGCTCTATCTGTTCAGAGTAGGCGGGAGACGGGGCGAACTCACCCCAGAACCAGTTGTAAACCGTCATGCGGCTCACACCAAGTTCTTTCGCTACTGATGTAGCTGTAATCTCCCTGTCTATACAGAAGCGGCCCAAGGCTACGCCCAAAGATTCAGCGTCGGCCTTTGCGTTGGCGTCAACTAACTTTTGGCTGTAACCATAGGACATGCGTCATTCCTCGTCTGTTGACCAAGCCGCCGCGACAGAGGCGAGGCTCTTCTTGGCAGTCGGTGTAACTTCAGCGGCTTTCTTGGACTCACGCTTCTTTGGCGCTTCTTCGGCTTCCTCAGCTTCCTCAGCTTCAGGGGCTGACGCCGCAGGTTTAGGTGCTTCCAACTTGGGCGCACGGCCTGACGCATCGGCTTGGTACGGTGTCATGGTGACCATCTTCTGTGTCTCAGGCAATGCGGCAACCTTGCTTGTAACTGCGTACTGCTCTTTGTTGATGAAGCGCACAGGTGTGAACAAGATGGACTGGTTGTCGTTGTCTTCGTTGAAGCTCAACTGTGTAACGACGTAGTCCAAGCTCTTGCCGTTGTTGGCCAAGTACTTGGTGTAGCTCTCAAACGGATGAGTGTTGTCACCGACACTGTCGCCAAACAAAGACTTGGATGCCAAGTTCATTTGATACACAGAACCTTCAAGCGAAGTACCAAAGTCTTCTACCAAAGTCACAGCGATGCGACGAGAGTAGCGGCAAGCCTTGGAGTTACCCATGCCTGAACCTTTAATGTTTTGCTCACATGAATCACAACGATCAGACTGTTTGTTAGTTGAACCAACATCAGGCACATTGCCATCATTAGAGAAACAATCGGGCGCACTTGGCTCAGCTTCAGGAGTCCACTGCTTAGCGTAAAAGATACGGCCAACTTTGGGAGAAGCGTTGACAACAACAACTTCCAAGTCACCCTTGACTTTACCCATCTCTTCACCGCCAACCACTTTACGGAAGATTCCGTTCTTTGGGACGATACGTTTAACGCCAGTGCGACCAGCAAGGTTTTTTGTAAGCTCACTGACACCAGCGGTTTGCAGGAAGTCGGGGAGGTCTTGGTTTAACAAAGTAATGTTGCTCATTTTTCAGTTTTCCTTAGAACGTCTAACAACCACGGTGTATTCGCTTTCTACGTTCAAGCCCATAGGAAGCAGGTCGGGATTCTCGGAAAGAAACTCTTTCATGTGTGTCTGATGAAGTCTCTTTTCCAGCAGGCCATACGCATCGTTGTCTTTGATGAAACGATACATAGAATCCCAATCGTTCGTCCAATACCGTGACTTTATTGAACGGATGATCGTGCCAGCTTTTGTGCGAATGCTGTCGGCATTCATTGTTTTGCATGTCTCAAGCATCTCAGTTTCAAGTACGCCCATCTGTTCTTCTAGAGCGGCGTATTGTTTCTTGTAGTCTGCTGTGAGTGTGTCCTTGGCATCGCGTATCTTGATGTAGATAGCGGCAAGTTTGTCGAGGGGTAAGGATGGAGTGGGTTCTCCGTCCTGAACTTCTAATGCGTCCATAGTTAGCTCCATTTGTTTGGGGGTTCAGTCTATCACAGAACTTGACATTGTCAAGTACCTTCAGAAATTATTTCTTGTCGGTACAGGTCAATGATTTGGTTGTGATTACTCACGTTGCCTCGCAAGAGGCCGTACATCCTTGTCTCTATTGGACTGCCATTTATATGCACGACTGTCATTGGGTTGACCTGACCGGGGCGGTCAATTCGTGCGTTGGCTTGGAGGTATGTTTCTACGCTGGTACAGGGAGCGTACCAGATGATGGTGTCGGCGGCAGTTAGGGTTAATCCGTGGGAGGCCGCTTGTGGTTGGATGATGAGAACTTTGGGTTCAGGGTTAGCTTGAAAACGCTGAACAATATCTGAACGTCTGTTAACACTCACTTCGCCGTTGATGACTTCGCACGTTATTTTGTGCTTGGTCAGGTAGTCTTTAAGCAGTGCGATGGTATGTGTAAAGGGTACAAATATCAGCACCTTGTTACTGCTCTCATCAACCACTTCACGTACCACACTCATGCGGTTGGACACATCAAAGTCAATCACTTCACCAGTGTCGGTGTAGATTGAGCCACATGCAATTTGCAACAGCTTGCTGACCTTCACGGCGGCGTTCACCGCAGAGATTTCTTCGCCGTCTGCTTCGATCAACATCTGTGACTTCAACAACTTGTAGAAGCCTATCTGCTGTGTCGTCATCGGTGCATCACGATCAACGTATGTCATCGGAGGCAAGTCAATGCACTGACGCTTCTCAAACCGAATGGCGGGTTGGAGTGCCTTATGAACAATGTGCTTGGCCTCGGGGCGGGGTATCCATCTGAACTCACTGATCTTGTACATCACCTGATCTCTGAACTGACCAAAGAACATGGGGATGCCGTGCGGGTTAATCAGCTTTGCTAATCCGTAAGCATCCACAGGCGACTGTGCGGCTGGCGTTCCGGTCAACATCCACAGACCTTTGATAACTTTTGTTAGGTCGCGCAGGTCTTTCCAACGATCTGTCTGAGCATTCTTATACGCTGACGCTTCATCAACCACAATCAAATCGAACTTACCCTTGAGCAGTTCACTCTTAACGATTCCAACACCATCAAAATTGATAACGACAAACTCTGACCCCGCATTGATGATTTCCTTGCGCTTCTTGGCAGAGCCGTGCGCCACAGAGACCGTACGATGTATTGCGAACTTGAACAAATCTTGTTGCCATGCCGACTTCATGATCGACAGTGGGCAAATCACTAACACACGTTTTATTACACCTAACTTCATCAAATAATCTACTGCCCAAATCACTGACGCTGTCTTGCCTGTACCTTGCTCGTTGAAACAAAACGACTTGGGGTTGTTGACGAGAAACTCTGATGTTGTCTTCTGATGCTCGAATGGAGTGAACCCCGGTGGACGAGGCCACTCATACGCTGATATGTTCATTTTTTTGGCTTGTTGGTTTTGACCGTATGGTCTGAGTTGCGAGTGAACGAACGATTGGCGCTCGGCGTTTTGAGTTTAAGATTTCCTTTAGCATTTGTTCCCCCTTTGGACAATGGAACCACGTGGTCGATGTCCTTTCCAGTACGGTCAATGCCCTTTTTGTCCATCTCGTTTCTTGCACGTTGTCTATCCATCCTGTCTTCATGTTCGCCTCGGTCAACTTGTTGCTTGTATTCTTTTTTGTATGGTCTTGGTTTGTTTACGTAGGGCATCTTTAACTCCTGTTGTATTCACATTCTTTAATTGAGCAGAACTTGCACAGTGGCCCACTGATTGGATTCCACACCCCATTTTCCAATGCCGCCTCAATTCGTGCAACATCTTTTGCTGGCTGCTCCAAATATTTCGGCATCATTTCTCGGTAGTGCGTAGCTTGTACGAACTCCTTACTTACAGTAAATATCAAGGCTGATTTCACTTTCATGATCTTTGGGAACTTGGCAAAAAGGCCAGCAGCCACAAGATCGAGTTGCTTGGTATCCGCATACCGCGCACTCTTGCTCGTCTTGTAGTCCACTGAGTGCGCCAACTGTTTCGCCTCGTTGATGACTACCAAATCGGCTATACCATGCCACCATACATTCGTCGCGTGAAAATCGCAGGATTCCAAATTCTTCGTCAAGCCCAACTTCACTTCGCATAGCTTCTCTCCATCAATCTGCTTCAGTACATCTAACGTGTCTTGCATGTAATCAAACGCTGGCGGGATTGGTTTGTCATCCCGAATGTATTCCTCGGCCACAGTGTGTGCCGTCTTGCCGTACAGCGTTGCCGTTGTGTCAGGTTCAACAACGTCCTTGGCTATCTTGGTGTGATAGTACTTCTTGGGGCACTGCTGAAATGTTTTCAGGCTACTAAACGACCATACGATATTCATGCTGTTTCCTCTACTAAGTAAGCTTCGCGTTTACGGGGTTCCCCGTTGCCGCGCACAAATGAATTCCACCAATAGATACCGCTCTTGCGTTGTTTGAAGTGGCCTCGCACGTAATGGGCTGAAATATCTGAACGGCGACTGACAACACCTTCGGTGGTGGCGTTCTCAATTTCTTCCAAATGCAACAATGTGTACGCACTAGCAGAGTATGCCTTCTGTTTTTTACCGCCGAGTTTTGTACCCTTGGGGGGTATCCGTGCGGGAACCTTAGTCCGCCCTACCCCGCTCTTACAGCTAAGCAAAAGATAAGAGGCAAACATAAGGCATGGAATTTCTGTGGCGGCTTCTCTGATGTGTTGTTGTGTTTCAGGTGCTTCAAATAGCTGTTTAAAACGCTCAGGTGGAACCCCCGCTTTTTCTGCGGCCACAATGAACGATACGCACGGTATGATGTTGCAATCAACAGCATCGTCCCCATTGACCCTAGAGCTAAGAGACACTTTAAGTGCGCCGAGGGCATTCATACCAAACAAAAACGTAAAAAAGCTATGTTGGATTCTGCCGTCAATGAACTCCCAATACGGCAAACAAGTAAATACACCCTCGTTGATCTCATGGATGTACGCGCCGATGCGTATTATCTCAACGATGCCGTTGATAAGTCCGTTGTGGCGTAGCTTGCGAATGTCCTCTGTTAGCGGGTACTCGATCACCGTGTGCGGGTATGGCATGTGCAATTCAGTAAGAGTCGGCATCTTGAAAGACTTAGAACGCACAAGCATTTCGGCGCTCAACGCAACTTCGGGCGACAAAATAAATGTTTGCACATCCTTCTTCGGTACGTTGTGTCTAAACTCTACCGGCAACCCATACTCATTGGACGTGACACGATCAAAAAACTTGTCGATCAATGGCTTATTAACAATCCCCATAACTTCTCCCATACCCTGCTTCGCAGTTCAACGGTAACTCGGGTGCCCACGACGGACGTAGGCGCATACACAACTCAACGTACTCCTTACCTGTTTCAGCCTCGGCCTCGGGTGCAATACAAGCCACGGCGTCATGCACTGTCATGACCACGCGATACTTCTTGGCCACCATCAACATTTGCTCACCTATCACGATACGTGCAAGTGCTTGGCATACGTTCTCAATTATCTTGCCGCCATAGATTCGGTTGGGGATAACTGCCTTGCCCTTCTTGGTGTCATACACAAACTGGGGTTTGCCGTTTTCTTCCATCTCCACCCAACGCAAGTTGGGGTACTTCAAGCGCAGTCCGTTGGGTAGTAGGATGCCCTGTGACCCATCTACCTTAAGTATGTCGCCACGCCCAAACGCCGTCGTTTGCTCGCCGATAATCGCAGGGAGGACATTCGCCGCAGACTTCCACAGTGCAGTAATTTTCGGATAAGTAGCTCGGTACGTATCGATAATTCGCTGTGCTTCTTCAAGCGTAACTTCAACACCAAAATTTTTAAGTTGCGCCTTAAACTTTGCCGCGCCCATGCCGTAGCCTGCGCCAAGAATCGTCGTTTTACCGACAAACCTCTCGTCTTTGGTAATCTTTTCGACAGCCTTGCCATAGATAGCAGATGCCATGATTCTGTATACATCCTCGCCCCTTTCAAATGCTTCAACCAAATCGTCCTGTCCCGCTAACCATGCCAGCGTACGTGCTTCAATCTGTGATGAGTCTGAGTCAATCATCACGTAACCAAACGGTGCAAGGATGGCGTTCTTTAGCGGTGACTTGCGTTGCAAGTTCTGCAAGTTGATCTTGTCGTCACCACCCCACCGTCCGGTGTGAGCGGCGTAGTATCGGAGGGGAACTGGCATTGGCCCTCGTTTGGCAATCCCAATGAACCGCTCGGTTCGCGTCTCCTCAATGGTTGACTTCGTTCCCAGCCGGGCCGCAACTACTGCTTGTACCCGAGTATCCTCATGCTCCAACAGGGCCTTGAACTCTTCATCCGTCTTAGAGAACGCAAAG